AACTCTTTAGCTACGCTCTCCTCAAACTTGCTCCTAAATTGTATCTTGGGCATCAGCTAACTTAACATAGTTTATTAAGGGTGGATTGCTAGACCTTGATACCTTTGAAGGTAGAACCTGTAGGTTGTCCCAACACTTCTCTCTGTAGTTACACAAGCTACACTCTATGCCAAGTTTCATGTTACCACTAGGCTTGCCATAATATGTTTCTTCTACAGGTTCATAGCACCTTTCAAAGGGTTCGTCCTTCTCAATGTAAGATATGGTGTCCTCTATCTTTTCGTACTCAGAGTCCATATCCACATCACTAGCACTCACATACTTAAAATTACCATTAGCTTTATTGATTACCCACCAACCACCAACAGGCACACCTTTAGCCTTGGCATACCCCACAAGCTGTGAGATATAACCAAAGCTATCTTTCCCTTGTAACGTAGCAAAGTCCGTAAACTTATTCTCGTATGCCCAAGGGGAGGCTGATTTAACATCGTCAACCTTGCCGTTTAAAACCAGGTCATATGTTCCTTCAACCTTCTTGTGTTTAGTCTGTAGTTCGACATGCTCACTATCCTCAAACTCAACCTTTGAAGCCCTGAGTAAGCCCTTAAACACAGCTTCAATGATATCCCCCAATATCATGTTGATAATAAAGAATGGTGAGTCAGCTAACTTAGACTCAGGAGAGTTCTTATCAAACCACAACTGACATCTCTTACGTCCGATGTTAGACATGCGTAGTCTGAAAGTCCTCTTCTCTCCTGAGAATTGGCGAGCCATAGCTTCCTGTACGTCCTTGGCTACGAGGTCAATAGTAGCCTTGTCCATACTAGTTTCACCTAGCATAACTTTCTGTAAGAAAGAATGTATCGCCACTTCTGCAGGATGGTTCATCTACTCGTCAATCTCAACTACGTTAGCAACTATTTCAGACTCATCGTCAGACAACTCCTCAGGTCTGCGATGCTCCTCCCACTTGCTGATTGTGATTGAGTTCATAGATTCTACCCACTCAACAAAGTTGTTCAACACCTCTTGATCGTCTGTGGTGATCTCTACTAATTCGCCTAGCTTTGCTTTAACCACACCATAGGTTGCTCCACTAGGGATACTCTTTACTTCAGACGACAAGTGTAGAAGATGTTGAATAGGAAGCCTGTTCTTCCGTTGAATCTGATTAAATATATCAGTCATAGTTTTGAAACTATCTCTGTTTTTAATCCTCATCAAGAAAGGGAACTCTTTAACCTTAACTGCTTTACCATTGGCATCCTTAGGTTTGTCAAGTGTACACAGACCAAAGATAACCTTGAACCTATCGGTTGATCTCATAAGGTCTTGTGTTTCTTGCGGCAACGAGTTGAAGTCCTTAACATAACCTGATGGTCTACCACAGTTGAACCCTCCGTAGTTATCCTTCAAGTCACCGTTCAAAGACGTTGCCATTACAGTACGCAACATCCGTCCTTCCCCCCCATCAGGTTTTTGATAGTGTTTATCGTAACGCTGAAACTGAAAGCGTTGCATAAACGGACGGATAGTGATGGTGTCACTGTAATACACAGTATCATCAGGAAAAGTAACAGAGTACGCTCCTGCCTTGACGATGGCTACTTCCATAGCTTCACCATCAACTTGCTTTGTACCCATCACATTCTGATGAACCTGCTTAATCTCTGCTAAAGCTGATGTGCTTTTCGCAGGGACATTCGACATCCCCATTAGTTCTGCTAGATCGGCAGGGGATTTTCCTATTACTGCTAATGTGTTATCCACTATTATATACTCCTTATATTAAGTTTTAAATTTTATCAGACTACATCTTTAACGTCAAGCCAATTGTCACCTATCTTTGACTCTAATAACATTGGTACATTTACATCTATATCGTAATAACTTTCTATTATAATCTTTAGGTTCTTGTTGACTTGTCGTATTATGTTCAGCACCTTGTCAACTTCTGCAGGATGCACATCCAACACTACAGAATCATGCACACTATTTACTAACATACTATTTAAATTATCTATCTTCAATAGCTTCTCTATCTCCAATAATACAATAGGAACTATATCTCCTGTAGCAAAGCCTTGAACAGGATAGTTCTTAATCATGGTAAAGTGTGTTGGAGTACCACTTGCCCTTCTCTCCACATCAGGGAAAGCATACTGTCTACCTGATGGTATCTTTATTCTTCCAAGGTTAATAGCCTCGTTCCCTAGTTTCTTATGCCATTTAGCTATGCCCTTATACTTCTCCATAAAGTGTGTGTAGTATTCAGCTTCAGCTTTTGTTCTACCATATCCTGTAGCTCCGTAGAGTGGAGCAAAGGTGTGTGCCTTGGCTTCTTGCCTAGACGTTGGCTGTCCTGCCTCTGATATAATCTTAGCTGTGTAGGAATGAACATCAAAGCCTGTGGATACTTCTTGCATAGCAACTTTGTCTTGAGACAATAATGCTGCCACCCTAAATTCTAGCTGTGCAAAGTCAGCTTCAAGTATCTTACCCTGCATGCCATAGTCAGGCTTGTTCCAACGAGACACAAATACTTTCTTAACAGGAAATGTACCACCTCTAGGCATATTCTGCATGTTAGGGTTACGTCCACTAAAACGTCCTGTCGCTGTAATATGCTGAGTTAAACTAACATGTAGCAAGCCATCGTCCTTAGTATAATGTTCTATGCCATCGACAAAGGCTGACAGGTAGCTTGATATAGCACTCTGTCTTTTTAGATCTGTCAAGAAAGTTTCTGCCGTTGTCATACCTTTTGCTTTGGCTATGTTGATAAGACTTTCTAAATTACCCTTGCTTGTAGAGAAACCATTAGCACTAACCCAATCCTTTGATGGTGGGAAAAATCCTAACCCTGCCATATGCTTTAACTTTGTTAGCTTATACCCTCTCGTGTCACACTCAGGACAACGAGTTGGCTTGGCAAAAGGTTTACCATCCTTCTTAATCTTATACACCTTACCTTTGCCGTAGCACTTCTGACAAACACTAGCCTTAGTCTTAACCATCATAGAACTATTATCTTTAACAGCCTGTTTAAACTCGTCCTTGTTTTCTACATAATCAAACGCAACAGCCCACTGCTTCTTATCCTTCAGTATCCTAGAGTATATAACCTGACTGACTTGCTCAGGGGAGTTAAGATTAATAGGAGTGTCACCCATTAGTTCTTTTACTTGTGTGTTTAATCGTCTCTCTATCTTAATTAGTTCGTCTTCAAAGTCCCAACGCACATCCTGTAAAGCTTTCCTGTCTATATTAAACCCATTCATATACATTCTCGTTAGTGTCTTGCATACGTTGTTGGTAATGTCTCTTACCTTTATTAGTGATTGACTCTCAGGCTTGGCATATTCATCTAGCAATCGCCAATACAAAGACCTCGTTACAACTAAGTCTTGTGTTAAGTATTCCGACAACTCGTCAAGAGGTATCTCATCTGTTTGAAAGCCCCTACTAAAGTAGTCTTTGAGTGTGTCCGATTTCTTCATGTTAAGATCGTAGCGTATTGCACAGTTTTCCAGGCTCACAGATTGTTTTTGTCCCCTCTGTAATATGTATTCGCCTAGCATAGTGTCAAATATTTCACCATCATACTTAAAACCACAAGCCCACAACCATTGTAAATCATATTGTAAGTTGTGTCCTATCAACAGTGTCGTATTATCAAGAACTCTTTGTAATCTCTGCTGTGCATCATCGTCCTCAATAGTCTTTTCATTGTGGTCAAATACAAATATAGTTTTCTCATCCTGATTAATATGATCCATTATACCCACGAGTGTTAAAGAATTGTCAGGCTCAAATGGGTCAAGATGTAACTTGCCATCTCGTTTAGTTGTCGTGTTTTCTACATCAAGTATTATCTTCATGCTGAGTACCTTCCTGTTTCTACATCTAGTTCGACATGAACTGTGCCATGCCACCCTGTTAGTTTGTTCTTGGCTAGTCTGATGTGACGCTGTGGGTCATTACTATCCTGCCCCTCAATGTCAGGGTTCTTACTAATTAATAACATCAAATCAGCTTCTGCAGCCTTACCTGTTTTACTACCTTCAAGCATAGATTGATTAACATTTATCTTTCCTTCTGCTTCTGCTGATAGTTGTGACATCCATATGATAGCACAGTTGTACTTCTTGGCGATGTTTCTTGCATGAATTGCCGCCTCCTTTAAATAGATGTCTGACCTCTCTGAACCCATGCTCGCAAACTTGTCACCCATATCAAGCACTATGATATCAGGGTTAACACTCTTAGCTAGTTGCTCTACATATTCCATTCTTTTATCTGTTGCATCTTTAATAGATAGCAACTGCTTTACAGGTTCATAACGACTGAGTGCCACCTTTCTGTTCTCTAATACTTGGTCACTCGACATGTTAGATTTACAGTACAGGTAACGTAAGCCAATCTCTC